CTGGTCTTGTACCGAGCCATGTCGTCCAGGGTGATGAACTCGACCTTCTTGATTTCCTCGACCTTCACGTCCTCGTCCATCGGGTCCTCCCACACGCCGCTCGTACTGTCGTCAAGAACGAAGAACGACAGCGCGAAGCCGTCACGACGGGACTTCTTCTTGACGCGCTTGTAGTGCTCGTCCCAGTTCAATCCGTCAAGAAGACTCTCTATGTCTCGGTTGCCGTCGTGCTTGATGTCGTAGCCGTTCTTGAAGGCGTCATCGACGGGCTTGTCTACGAGCGTGGAGGCCCAAAACGTGCGGTAGAGCCAACGGATGTCGTTGAGGTGGGGGTCGCCCATGAGGCGACGCGGGTCCACCTCGTCGGCGGAATCGCTAGGACTCGTACCAACACCAGGCTCACGCTCCTCGGTCGTTTCACTGTACGTGTGGGCGGCGACCTTGCTCGTCTCGAACGAGGTCGTCGCGTCGGTGCTCTCTTTCGGTTCGTCGTCTGTCATGCGTTAGTACCCAGTGCGGTTGTGTCCGCCGATTTTCTTGAGCGTGCGGGTGGAGCCGAAGCGTTCTGCGGCCATCCACATGTAGACGAACGCCTGGAAGGCGTCGTCGTTGCGGTCGGACATCACCTTGAGTTTTTTCTTGCCGTCTGGCGTCTCACTACGGTCGGTGTAGGGCGCAGTGAGGTGGTCGATAAGTCGCTGGCGGGTGCCCTCGTGGCCGTCAGTAAGGTCCGCGGCGGGAATTTTGATGTTGCCGCCCTTGAAGTCGGAAACCATGTTCTCAATCATGTGGGTGCGGGCGACGGTACAGAAGTCCGAGTCCTTGAATCCACTGTCGGAGAACTTCGGCCTGTCCTTGTCCTTGATGTTCCCGTAGATGATACCACACACTTGGTCCCACCCGTCGTCGTTCCAGATGTTGTTGCCCTCTTGCAGGTCCTCACGCTGTTTAGAGCCGTATCCCTCGTCCACGGCCACGCGGTCCACCTGGTAGTCTCGGATGCGCTGTTCGACCTCCTCCAGTTCATCCTGCTTGTTGAGGTCGGGGTCGAGGAAGTCGATGTCACGCAGGACGATGCGTGTGCCTTCACCGTCCTCGATACGCTCTCCGACGACGAGAACCGTCTCGGACGCGCCTTGGGACGAACCGCCGCCCCAGTCCACACCCATCACAACAGTGCTGTCGTCGTACTGACGTTTGTTCGTGAAGCCGTGGTCGAAGTCGAAGGCGTCCTTGACGTGCTTGTCCGAGAGGAGGTCGTTCTCTGGCGTGTAGAACTGTGCCAGAACCTCGTTTTTGAACTTCTTTTCCGTGTATTTCTGGCGTTTGAACTCGATTTTGGCGTTGTCGTGTAGCGGACTCGCGTACTGGTCGATATGCCAGCCCGTGACGGTGTAGCCCTCTATCTTCTCTGCGGCGTCGCGCTTGCGTTCGATTTCGGCCTTGAGGGCGTCTTGGTCCACGTCCTCGTTACCGATGAGGGATTCGAGTTCGTCGGCCTCACGTCGCAGGTCGCGGCGACGCTCTTTGAGTTCCTGCGGGATGAACTCGTCGGACTCGCTCTGGTACTTCCACTCCTCCTCGTCGGGGTCCCATGTCTTCTGGTCCGACATCTCCCACAGGTCGTTGAAGAAGGAGTTAGCCATCTTTGGCGTCCCGATGACGACAATCGTGGGGAAGTACGGAACCTGGGGGACGCTCTGGTCCACTGCTTCGAGGAATGTCGAGAACATGGACTCGTCAACGTCCTGAAACTCGTCAATGATGCCCATGTGGCCGTGCAGACCACGGAGGGCGTCACCTTCTCCCCAGGCGGTGCGCGCCTTCACGTCGGCTTCAACGTGGACCTTATCGCCGTTCTCGTCTTCGAGTGCGCGCTCGAACTTCTGGTGGCTGATATTGTTCTTGGACCGTAGCGCCTCCATGCCGCTGTTCTTCACAGCGCCTTTGAAGCGGTCCATGACCTCACTAAACTGTTCCTGACGAGGTGCGGTTACGTCCACCTCTATCATCGGGAACTGGCTCACGGCCCAGTCTGCGGCGGCTATGGCGGTCGTGGTCTTGAGACATCCCCGTGCGAAGTTGAGGACCACGATGTCGCCATGGTTCTCGGGGACGAGCGGCCCGTCGTCGTGAGCGAGGTAGTGGAGGAACTCACCTTCATCGGGTCCTTCGTCCGTGTAGAAGTCGTAACTCCGTGTCGGGTCGTTGGGGTGTTGCCAGAAGTTCCGCATGTAGAGACGAATGTCGTGTGGCAACTTTCTCCGCAACTCGTCTGGCATCCCCTCGTACATTATTCGACCTCGCGCCGAGTCGTAGAGTCGGCGCTATGCATAGGACCCGTCACGGGTCCGACACCTCGACCTCGACCTGTCCTTCTCCTTCCGCCTCCAGTGCTTCGGAGAAGTCCACAGCCGTCTCTGAGACGCTCTCAGCGTCCGCTGAGTCGGTTTCTTGCGGAGATACGTCCAGAGTGTAGTCGTTCTTCTGGAACGTCACCACGCCGCTGTCAGCGTCGTCTATGGAGACACCACCATTCTTGAGGTGCTCCTTAATGTCCTTGGCGACTCGGGAGATAGGGAGGTGGAGGTGATGCTCTGTGTTCTCGTAGTGGGTGTCAGTAATCTGACCCTCCATGTCTGCGCTGTCGGAGAGCGTCTTGACGGCCATCCCTTCCGAGAAAACGGCTTCCTGCATGTTCTGCGACATGACTTCCTTGAGGGCCGCAGTCCAGAGTTCGTTCGCGTGGAACGAAAGCGTCTCGTTCGACGGGAGCGGAAGAACGACGTTGATAGCGTCCTCCTCGATGAGATTGCTCTCACTGGTGTCGATTGTTCGCTCTACCTCCTCGATGTCGAAGTCGTGGCGGCTCAACTCGAACAGGCCACCAACCATCTCGACAGCGAACAGGAACTTGGATGCGTCCAGTTTCTCCGCGAAGTTTACGTAGTTCGTTGCGAAGTAACCGTGCTTGAATAGTTCGTGTGCTCGTTCCATGAGTGCTTCCCTGGATTTGTGGTTTCGGCAGTAGTCAGAGCCGTCGTCCACGAAGATGGATTCGGGCAGTGCGGTACAGTAGCGGATTTCGCCATAGCGGTCATTGTAAAACTTCAACGGCTCGCCACAACGTCCACTCTGTGGCTCGGCGCTTCCTGCCATCGGGGCCAGTGCGAACTCCCCATGCTCGTCCCGACCGTAGACCTCGCCGTCCTGCTGGAACAGTTCCACGTCGTCGGGAACCGTGTCAGGCACGCGGTCTTGTAGTTCTTGGTTGTCCATGAGCGCAAAAACGGTATGGTCGGGGTGGCGGGGCGTCGCGGTCCCAAGCGCGGACGCCGACTGTGCGGGCCTCGCGGCCACGCGAGAGTCGCTCTCTCCGCGGTGCGAAGCACAGCGACCGAAGCCCGCGGAACGGGCTTCAGTTAGACCGTAGTTAGAGTGAGGTTCTTAAACGACTACTGTTTGGATGGGATTCGCTCACGGACGAGTTGGCGGAGTCGCTTCATCGTGTCGAGGTCCGCTCGGCCCTCATCGTTCGTCAGACCGACCTTCTCCATGTATTCGTGGAAACTGTCCTCGTCCTCAATCCAACGCCCGTCCTCGCGCGTGACTACGTTCGTGGTGGCAAGAATGACCTGCTCCGATGAGTAGTACCCGAACGAGTTGACGCTCATCACGTCCATTACGAGGTGCTTCACACGATTCTTCTGACCGTTCGTGAGGCCGAGTTGGGAGCCAATGATGCCGATAAGACGACGCTGGTACTCCTCGTGATTCTGCGTGCCACGGTCTTTGCCAGAGCCGTTGACGTGCTCGCCCTCATGTAGTCTGAGTGCGCGCTTCAACTGCTGTGCCTGGCGGCGCGACGTGCAATGCTGGTCGATGTCGCGCTCGTAGAACGTCGTGCGTGTCTCGGCCCGCTGGTCTTTGGTCTGGTACTCCTCGCCGTCGTATAGGTCATCTATTTCGTCGCCTGCACCATCTCCTTCCTGGCGAGCGACGTTGTGCTCGTGGACTCCCATATTACTCTCGTGCATAAACATACGAGCCATAGTCACTTAAGGGTTTCGATTCGGTCGATGCTTTCCGAGCATCGGAGACAGCGACCGAGTGCGGGAACTCGCCCGCTGAGATGCACTGGGTTGCGCGGACATTCCGCACCGCGCCGCCCGCCCGCGACCTCCCGTTTTTGAGGGCGGGCCGTCAGGCGGCCCTATGTCAACCCATACTTCGTAACACTTAAGTAGTTCCACCACGTAGGTTTACGTATGGGCATCAGCCACGCCCGCGACTTCTGGAGCAACGCGAGTGACGAGCACCAACGCCTCGCGCAGGCGTTCGAGGAGGGCATCGAGCGTACTCACCCGAGCGCCGTAACAGGCCGAAGTGTGGGCTGTGGCTTCTGTTACCACTGCGGTTGGTGTGCGACGAAGGTCATCTACCTCGGCGGAAGATTTCCGCCTTGACCGATGAACGCCCTGCGTTCATCTTGGCCCCGAGTACCGCGGCCCACGAATCGACAACCTCTGAGTGCGAACCGACAGACTTTAGTACCCCGCGCCCCTATACTATAGTAGGGATGGCGGAACGAATACGACTTGGGAATGTCTACGAGCACGATGAGTACGGAGCCGTGCTAACGGTCCACAAGACACACAACAACGAAGTGTGGGCCAGGCCCGTGAAATCACGTGACAACGCTGGCGTCATCGCCACTGAGGAGGAACTGGTGCGAGAGCACTATAAAGAGTTCCTCGGCTCGGTGACGATGCGCGACTATCCAGACGACTGGGGCCGCAAGGCGAAGGCGGTGAAGAAGCGCGACGATTACACGTGCCAGGGTTGCGGCGACGAGTCCGCGGAACTGCACGCCCACCACATCGTACCACTGGGGGCTGGCGGGTCGAACGCCCGCTCGAACCTCATCACGCTCTGTGACGAGTGCCACGGTCGTGTCCACGGAGGTGTCACATGACTGACTTCTGTGAGGACCACGAGTACCACTACGCTGGCGACGAGTGTCCGTTCTGCGAGCAGTTAGTGGGGTTCGCGGAATACGAACGTGGAGCGGGCACGCACGTGGGGTGTTCCCACGGCACTGTCCGTCTCCACACCGAGGACGGCGAGCGAGTCACCGCCTCGACCTGCGACATCGGTGCTGACGACATCAACGAGGATGGCACTGTCTCCACGCCACTGACGGGGGAATGTCAGATGCCTGATAGGGATACGTTCGTGGAACTGGTCACGGACCCCGAACTCGCCCGCATCGAACAGGAGTTCGCGGAGTCCAGCGAACGTCTACGACACCTCAACGCCATCATCGAACTCCATGTCGCGCAGGAGATGATACTGAAGGCCGAGCAGTTACGTGGGGCGGTGTCAGATAACTGACATCAACAAATCGGGTCGTGATGCCTCTAATCGAAAATGAGGCTCGCGGCGTGCGGGCGGCACCGCGCTATATATGCGATACAAAATCGTAACACGTCTCGGGCGCGTATCCACCCCTTACCACAGACGTGAGAGGACCGCCCACGCGCTAATTTCGACGGGGGCGGTGTTGATTATCTGACACTGTATTTGCCACAGTCGAAACAAGCCAAAACGTCGCCGTTGGGGCTTGTATCGGCTGAACCGCAGTGTTGACAAGTCATTGTTCAAATCCCGTTGTCATTTCACTGACTTGCCACATCACTTCGGTTTCATCAGTCTTTTTTGCGACCCATTGAGCGGTTGATTTTGCCCACGTTTCGCCTGCACCTGCGACGTGAACCAAAGTTACTGGCTCTCTGACAAGTTCGCCGTTGGGGCTTACCCAACCACCGTTTCCGTCGGTGGTTGTAAAACCCCCGAACTCGTCCGCAGAGCGTTTTAGGACCGCGTTTAGCACTTTCTCGTCAATACCTTTTGGAAGGTAAATGGTTGCTTGAGTCATTGTCACTTGTTAGGTGGTTCTGTGCCACGTGGCGTACATAAGCGCGCGTGGCCGTCGGTGGTTGCTGGTTTATATCCCGCTTTGGGTGCGTCGGTTTGCTTAGCGGTCGCACCGTCACTGTCAAAGGGTGCGTGGCTCGTCTCACGCGCGTGGCCGTTGTGCGGCCATACGAGCGCGTGCCACGCTGTTGTGACTCCCTGTCTCACGTTCAATCGGTGAGTGTTGCGTCCATGCCCGTTCGGTGGTTCGATGGGTCCGACGGGTTAGGGTCCCACGGTGCCTCGTGGCCCTTGCGTCCTTCGCACTTAGGTAGAATACCCCCATACATATAAACCTGTCGAAATGCACGTCAGTTATGAATATAATCCACGCTCATATCCCTGCCACGCACGTAAGGCCCACACAACCGCCCTAATCCGATTTCTGGCCCCTTTCGCCTTGCGCCCGCGCGTGAGGCATGGCCATTCGAGCCACATCAGTGGTATAACTCAGAGTAATTTTCTTGGCATACGAGATTACCCCCATGCATACTGCCTCACGCCCGTGCGACCGCTCGCCCGCACGAGGAGCCACGCCCGCTAATCCGAAATCTGGCTCTTTGAGTATTACTCACAGTAATATCCCGAGGTCAAAAAAAAAAAGGCCAACACCACCTAAATGATGCCAGCCGTTAGCATGGGTGATTTATGCCCGTTCGGGCACTGGCCATCATCTTCCACCCTGTGCCCGCATGGGCAAATCAGGGTACCCATACCGTCAGTGCTCCAATCAGTGCCTTGCACGAATTGCTCTTTCATGGACATCATGAATCACCCTCTTGAAACGGGTTGTCGATGGGTTCGA